CCCCCCCTCGATGTAAGTGGCGTTGGAAAGGTGGGACGCGATGGGGGAGAGTAGCAGAAACCATGAGAGCACGAGGAGCCCCAGAAACGCCGCCGTCTCGTCTGTCCCGATCCGCTTCAGCCAGAGAATGAACATGGCGAATAAAAAGAAATTCTCCAAGACCCGAAATGCGATCGGGACTAACGGGTGCCAGGGCATATAATCCTTGCCCACCTTGAGGTCGAAAGCCACGGATTTTTTCCCCCCCTCCGTGAGCGATTCCCCAAACATCTCGCACGCGATCCGGATGAGGACGGGCGAGAGGACCCGATACTGCCAGGGGTTGCCCCCCCTCCAATGCCAATAGTCGTAATAGGTCGTGGCGTCTTTTTCGATGAGGTCCGTGGTCAAGCGATAGGAAGCCTGATACCATGCCGTGGCCAAACTGAGGAACACGCAGAGAACCAGGAGGGCTCTCACCGGTTCCCCGATCTCACGATGTCGCCCCCGGACATCCTGAGCTTCTGCTGAAACCACTCGTCGAGGTATTTGGTGAAGGAATCCAGCCCGATCACGTTCCCGTTCACCGTGGACGTAAAATAATAATAGTTCGTCATGGGCCCCGATGGGGCGGACTGGACCGTGCCCCCTCCCCCTCCGGCGTAGCTTCCCCCTCCCGTTTCCGTGGTGGGGGTGGGGACGGCCATGGTGCCCCTGAGTTGCGCCGCTCCGGTCATGGCCACCGAGCCGTATTGGGCCGCCGCCATGAACGCCGCCGCCGCCTGGCCCGAAGTCAACGGGTTGGAGAGGAGCATGAACCCCCGGCCCATCGCCATGATCGCCTCGATCGCCGCGATCGCAATGTTCGCCTCGATCTGGGCCTTGGAGCTCATCCCGAACGCCGCCGCCGTGGCCATGCCGAAATCCAAGGTGCTCTTTTTAAGGTCGGAATAGAGCTTCTTTTTGTCCGCCGATTCCTGGTCGTTCAGCTTTTTCTTGGCGGCGTTGGCCAGCTTGTTTGCCGTGACCTCGTCCTTGGTCACCGCGATGTAGGCCTTCCGTTCGGCCTCGATCAAAGCCAGTTTCTGCTTGTGCTCCGAGACGTTGGAGCTCATGAGCTGGGAGGCCAGCTTCACCTGCTCGTTGTATTCCTGCTTGCCCGCTTCCTCCCAGATCCGGTTAAACTCCTCGGTGCTTTTCTGGGCCTCGGCGTTCATTTTTCGGTCGTGTTCCTGCTGGTTCTTGAACATCCGCTCGTTATAGATGTCCTCGGGGGACTTGGCGGTGCCCCCTCCCCCCTTTGCTTCTTTTTCTTTTTTGGGCTGGTCCGATGGGTAGCTCAACCTCCCCTCGGCGTGGGCCACGACGGCCTGGTATTCCGAGAGGGCCTTGGTATCCTTCGCCAAAAGGATCTGGTTCTGCCCGAGGGTCTTGTTCCAGTCAACCCATGCCCCGTTTGCAACCCCCGTCATCATCTGGGCCCGGTCCATGCCGGCCACGTTGGCCAGCAGCTCAACCTCCAAGCGCTTGAGCCATCCGATCTGGATGCCCACCTTCTCGGAGTGGTCTATGGTTTTCTGTGTCTTCTTGATCTCCTCTTTGGTGAGGATGGCGAGGACTTCGAGCTGTTGCTTAACGGCGAGGGTGAAAGCGTCGCTCTTCTTGGCGAGCTCCAGGAGCTTGTCCCCGGTTTTCATAAAGGCCTCGTCCGCCTTTTCCTCGGCCTTGAGCACATCCCAGAATGCGAATGCGAGCCCCCCCACGGCGGCGATCAGGATGCCATAAATCCCGATGCCGGAGTTCATGGTCATGCCCAGGAGCCGGAGCCCCGTGCCCACCTGTCCCGCCGCGGGCCCCAATTCCTGCATGGACCCGGTCAGGGAGAAGGCGGACATCCCGAGGAGCCGCATGGACCTGGCGCTCGGAACTGCCGCCGCCCCCGCCTGCTCGATGGCCCCGGCCGCCTTGAGGTTCGCCCCCTCCACCTGCTGGATGGGAGCGATAACCTGGTAGGGGTTGTCAACCCAGCCCTGGGTCTGGCCCTCAACGGTGAGAATGACTTTAGGCACCTGTTCCGCTCTTCATTTGGTCCTGTTGCATTTCCGCCACGGCGCTGTCGATGATCAACATCTGGGTGGACAATTTTATGGGCATATCTCGAAACCCTCCATGGACGGGCGGGATCCCGCAAGCCTTGGCCAGCTTATACATCCCCCAAGCCTCCTGGGTGCTTCGGAATACCTTCGGCTTGTCATAGATTCTGCACGAGCCCAGTTGCTCGCAATCTTCGCAGAAAAGAGCCCACTTGCAAGCCCGGCACGTGGTTATCGGCGGCGGCTTCTCCCTCCACCATGCACAACCCTCGAAAGTCTTGGGATTGAAAGGGGCGCATGACATTTCGGTGAAGCTCTTGGGATCCAGAGCCCAAGCCACCGCCAATCTCAATTTTTTGCTTCTGGCTCCGGAACACCTGAAAGCTCATTAGCCGCGTGAAGCAGTTTGAGGTAGAGGGTTGGGTTCATGTTCTCGATGGCCTCGATGGTCACCGGGAGGACAAGGCCATTCCCGCCTCCCCCTGAATCCCTCCCCTCAAGGTCCCATCCCTCGATCCCCAATTTCCTGCTTTGTTCCATCCCAGAATAAAGCATTACGTGCCCCCCCAACGAAAAGAGGATCCGGTGCCTCGAATACTCCTCCTGGATCAATGGGTCTGAATTGTCCAGGCCCGGGTGCTTCCTCTGCGCACAAGACAAAGCGAGGGACAAATCCAGCGTCCCTAACTGCCTGAGGGTGAATTTGTGCCCCTCGAACTCCTCCGTCTTGGTCTCCCCTTCACTCCCTGTCACCAGACAACCTTTGAACACGGTTCCCCCTTTTCTGTGGAATTTCACCCTTCCCTCGCGCGCGCACGCGCGCTTTAGTGAGCTATTATATATCTCCGAGAGGAGATAGATAATAGCGAACTCTTTCCACTCCCACGGCCTAATAGGTCCCGGTGGCCGTCGCCGGGTCGGCTTGAGAATCCCGGAGCAGGATGGAGCAAGCCTTCAGGGCCCCCGTGCCTTCCGTCAAGGCTGTGAAAGGAACCTCCTCCATCTGGACCCCTCCGGACTGGCTGAGCTTGGGATCCTCGAAGAGCACTCTCATGGTGGCCTGGAAAAGGTAGGTCTCCCCCGTGAGCCCGATCTGGTTGCCCACGAAAGAAGCCACGATGGTGGCCGGGGTGTGCAGATCGTAGAGCTCGTGGAAGATGGTCTGGTAAGGATTCACAACCCCATCGAGCTCCATGCGCCGCTTGATCATCCCCTTAAACTCGATCCCGGTCTGGTCGAGGGCGATCTGCTCCCCCGTCCCGATCCTGAAACGAACCTCGGCGGCGTTGGCGATGATGTTCTTAATGTCCAGGTTCATGGACTCGATCTCGATGGGCGATGCCCCCCCTCCCGAATCCAAAGTGATTGCTCCCCCCTTGAACGGGAAGTAAGTCACTGGTGTAACCAGGGCCGGCGCCGCGGTGGCCTGCGCGTGGACGAAGCTGCCCCCCTCGAAGCCGAGGTCCACGGTCAGGAACTGATTCACGCCGCAGGCGATCTTGACATCCGAAACCCTGCCCCCGGAAGCGTTGATCTGGTGTTGCCCCTCGATGTGCCTGCAGAGCGAGAGGCCGGGAAACTGCCCGGGGTTGGCCTCAAAGGTGTGCTCGTAATTCCCCGGGCCCGTGGGCACCGTTACCACTTTCCCGAAGAGCTCGGCCAGGAGAACCCCGAAGCCCGCCCCCTCCTGGGCCATGCAGGTTACGGCCTTCGCTGTCCAGTCCCGGGTGCTCTGGGCCCTCTGCTCGATGTGGCCCTCCCTGGACGCCTGAATCAGCTGTGTCTCCATCTCCCCGAACTTGGGCGTGATCTCCATGCCCTCCCTGGCCAGGAGCCAGTAAGCCGGGACAACCCAGCTGTTGTGGGTCGCCTCCCGGCCGAAACCGAACCGGACATTTTTGGTGATCAAAGGCATTGGTGTTTCCCCCTATTTAATGAGCGTGAAGGTGAGAACCTTGGTCGCCGTGAACGCAATATCTGCCGATCCCTGCGCCCCCCCCTCGTGGACGGTCGCCCCAAACGTGATGTCGCCGGGCTCGGACGTGGCCACGTAGCCCCCGAGGGTGAAATTTTTCAGGAGCCAGTTGAACACCTTTGAGGCCAGGGCCTTTAAGTCCTTCTCCATGTTCACGTGCCGGAGATCGTGGCCGACTACCACGACTTTGCAAGAGTAATCCCCCTCCACGGAACACTGGGGATAGCTCACCTGAATTTGCCGGGGCTTGAAATCCACCATGTCCAGAAAGATCATGGGGACGTCCCCGGCCGCGATCCGGCCCGGACTCTCCCCGGACAAGCAATGGACCCCCCACGCCTCCGTGCCATTCGCCGTGGTGAGCTGTGCGATGAGGGTGTCGGTGAACTCCTGAAGGTCCAGAACCAGGTCAGGCATCTCAACCTCTCCCGAGTTGTCGGATGTATTGGGCGTTGCCGAAAGTCGTGCCCTGCCCCGGAGCCACCAGGTAGGTCGAGCCGGCGTCGATCTCTTTTTCCTTCCGGCGATACCACGTGGTGAAAAGCTGGAGGATGCGATCGGAGAAAGCCACTGTCAACCGCATATAGGGCCTGGGGGGAAACTTGACCGAAACAGTCCTGGGGTTTTTCCCCGTGGACGTGTGGGTGGCTACTCCCCCATAATTGTGGATCCAAGCATACCGGATCATGTCCCCGTCCACTCCCCAAACTAACTGCTTCGGCGTGGGGAGGAAGATGTTGCCCGGAGCCCCAGCTAAAGTAGCCGCCCTCCGGAGCAACCCCGTCATGTGAAGGATGCGCCGATCCCATCCCTTGCGGAGCTTTCTGGCGATCCAAGACGGCTTGATGGCCCGCCATGCCCCCTCCACCTCGTTCCCCTGCATATTAAAATTCCTGGCGATGTCCTGACCCAGAAGCGGCCCGAGCTGTTGCCAGAACGTGGTGAGGTCGGCCACCACGTCAGCCCGTTCCTTCACCAGGGTGCGGAGGTTGTCCCACTGCCCCTTGTCGTAATTGAGGCGGAGGGTGAAGCTCACCAGTCAAACTCCACGTCGATCCGGTCCAGGGCATCCGGCACCGTCACGAAATCATTGGGCGCGGCGATGGTCACCGTCAACCCCGAAATCGTCACGGACCCCACCGCCACCAGCTGGCCATTATACTGCACCTTCGGCTCGCTTTGGGGCTGTGTCTTCAAGGTCAAGATGAAAGAAGGCACCCAGGCCTCGTTGTTCCATGTTCCGCTGGGATCCTGCCAATAATGCGTGCCCGATCCGAGCCAATACTCCTTGAGTTGAAACGGCATTGTGGTATCCCCCTCGAAATTGTTTAGATGGACGGGATCCCGCCGAGGGAGGATTCATCGGATGCCCCCTCCACATCGTCGAGGATCTGGTCCAGGGTTTCCATCGTTGCGAACTGGCGATCGGCCTTGGTGTAGCGAGGCAAGGCGATGGCCGGGCCCCCGATCCGCCTCTCCCCCTTGAGGATGAAATGAAGGGAGAGGATTTCGGCGAGCTGTTCCTTGGCGTCCTTGAACTGGTCCCGGATGATCTCCGGGATCGTGCCCCCTCCCTGTGGGGAGGAGTTTCGGTAAGAATGGGCGAACACGTTGTAGGCTGCGACGTTCACGGTGATCTCGCGCAGAATGTCCGCCACGCCATAGCCCGTCCCGGCCAGGGGGAGGTAATAAACCGCCGCCAATGCGGATGTAACTCTCCCGATCGCCGTGCCCAGGTAATACCCGAGCTTCGAAACAATGAAAGCTCCACTGGCCGGGGTGGTCGAGGTCCCATCCGAGAGGCACACCGAAACCGTGAGGACCGTTCCGGAATTAGAATTCACCTTGAACACCTTGCCCGCCGAATCCTGAAGCCATGCCCCGATGAGGTCGTTGGCGATCCATGTGGCCCCCGCAGAAGTGAGCGTGCCCACTCCTCCCACGCCATCGCTTCGGGCGTCCTCCCAGAGATTCTCGCCTGCCGTGGTTCCCACCTTGAACTCGCCCTCGCCCACGCGTAATGCCAATTTCAGATCCGCCAACGTGGCGTAAAGGATCAAAGCCATGCCCCCTCCCCCCTCTCTCTTTTAAAGTGCCACGATTGGCCCTGTGTGGCAGGGCCGCTGGTGGTTGGCCTGCGTTCGCGATAACTCGTGGCCAGCTCTCGCATATCCCTTGCCGTGTTCAAGGGTGCAGGGTGCTTAATAGGCCGGGTTAATGAAGCTGCGGTATTTGTAACCGGCCTTGTGGGATCCCACAGGCTCCAGAACTTTCCCCAATCCTGCGCCGACAACTGCTGTCACCGTGGCCCTGGCGTATTTAGCCGTGGCCCCCGTTTCGAGGTAAGTCCCTGCGAACAGGACAACCTTCACTGGCGTGATCTTGACCCTCGCGAAGCCGTAAACTACCATTCGGCCCACGTGGCCCGTCGTGGTCGAGTCGAACATGACCCCCGCCACTTTCAGATTCGAGGCGGATGCCGTGGTCGTGACTGCCCTCCACTCGGACGCCTTCACCCTGAGCGAATCATAGTGGGCGCCGTGGGTCCGGCAGCTGTCGATCCTTGTCCAATGCTTCCCGCTCATGTATCCTGCGGTGTCAGCACCCGCCACAAAAACGAGGGTGTCCTTGAGCAAACCATATCCGGAGACGTTTCCGGAATAGTCGTTTTGGTTTGCCGTTCCCCTGCCCATAATGAAAAGGGTGTCATGGTTGGGGGTGCCGTAGGTCGATCCCCAAATCTTGAACACGCCCGCCATGCTTCCGAGCGCGGAATCCTGAGTGGCCAGAGCGGAGTTCAAGGTCCAGGAGCTGTCGCCCTTCCCGGCAACACCGTGCCCCGTCCCTGCCGTTGGGTTTCCGAAGATCGTCACGGTGATGGTGTCCGTCTGCCAAACGCAGACATCGCCCTCCACCAAAGTGCCTCCGGAACGATTCATGACTGGAACGGTGAACGAGGCAGGGCATACCAATGTCCCCGTCCCGTAAACCATTCCGTTATAGAGGCTGGTCTGCCCGAAGGCAGGGACAGCCGCGGCGATGAGCAGAACGACTGCCACCGCCAAGAAGGATGCGAATTTCATGTGGTTTGCCTCCATGTGGTTAAAGGATTTGTTCCTCCCCTGGGATCTCTGAATCAGTCGTCCTTGTGACCCGTTTCTTGGAACGACTTCTTCGGATCTTCGGGCTCCGGCTCCGGCTCCCGGTAAGGGGTAATGAAGCCCCCCTTCACCAGGTCCGCCTCGATCTTGGGTGGGAAGTTCGTCTCGATGACCTCCCCGTGCTTGTGGAGCCTGTGGGTGTCCTTCGTGGTGCCGAACGTGAACTGCTTTAGGACTGTGAACTTTTTCAAAGTGCCCTCCACGGTGGTTTCGGTTTCCCGATCCGGGGAGGCAGGTCGTCGGATACCTGCCCCCCCATTAAGCCCCCCCTGGGGCTTGTTATGCGTTGGTGTCCGCGATGAGGTAGGCGGCGATCTGCGTGCCCGCCGCGCTCAACCCAGTCATCGTCGGGGCGATGATGGTCTCGGCCTCGATGTAATCGGCCTTGATCCCCTGATCCGGATACTGCCGGATCTGGAAATTCTGGTTGAGGAAATTCACCCCCCAGGAGATGGACCTGCGACTGACCGCCTTGGGAACATACGCGAAGATCGCGTTGTCTCCCCAAATGTAATCCAGGGTCTCGGTCAAGCCCTCTCCCGAAGTGATGTAGGTCGCCTTCCCGCGCAGGATTTTTTCCACTCCGAAGATCGCGGGCATCTCCGAATCGGGAATCCCTCCAGCCACAGACTTGGTGTACTTCACCTGCTCTTGGCACTTGGGATGGACCCTGGCCGCCTGGTAGGAGTTCTCCCCGATGATCAGGGTGTTGGGTTCACGCCCCCCCAGGAACTGGGCGACGGTCAGCCGGGCGTCCTTCGCATCCTTGACGGGATCCGAAACGCCGCTGGTGGTGTCGGTCCACTGGGCCGTCCCGATGAGCGTGTTCTGACAAGAGGCGTGGTATTTCGCCGCCGTGGTGGCTACCGTGGCCACCTTTTTCTCCAAGTCCAAGAGGACCTTGTCGGTTACGTAGGACATGGAGGCTTCCCGTGGATCCACAGCCGGGTCGGCCGTGGAGATTTCGAGCCACGAGACGGGATCCCGGAAGGCAAGGTTGATGCAGGAATACAGCACCTTGTCTACTGACTGGCCCCTGGACCGCGCAAGGGTTTTATCCGCGCGGGTGGTGTCCTCCCAGATCATGTTCTCACGCCCCCAGATGGGCCAATAATCCGTGAGCTTGTCCACCGGGTAAGTGGGGAAAGCCTGGAGCGCGATGAACACGTTCTGGTCGTAGGCGTAGGCAATGCTCATGCCCGTGAGGAAAGCGTCTACGTGGAGGTCGGAGATGGTTCTCGTTCCCATAGTAGTCGCTCCTCCTATACCACGAATTTAAAGCCGGGCCCGAGGACCCAAACTTTAAACTGGTGGCTGGTTCCCGTGGCCGCCTCATAGAGCGCGATCGCCACGGCATGGTAAAGCGTGGTGGAGCAGGTTACCCCTGCCCCTGCGGTGGTGGCGGTGATGTAGGCCCCCAATGCGATGCTCGTCGAGGCTACCAATTTCGACGGTCCGTACACCCGAACCTGGGCGGCCTGGTTCTGCTTGGGCTTGTTCTGCAGGATTCCGATGATGTTATCGGAATAAGCGGTGGCCACATCACACCCTCCAGCAGAGGCCCCGAGCTTCACGCACGTGAACTGGGTGCCTTGGGTGGCATTCTCCCAATTCATCGTGATGTCCCTGTACTCGTCCAATGTAGCTCACCCCTCTCAAAAGTTTACGCTCTTGACCAGGTTCCACGCGGCCTGGTGGTTGAGCGACGGATTCGCGCGAATTGCACGGAGGCAGGCAACCTCTTTCCTGATGCTCTCTTCGTCCACGCTCGCGCCCTCTGCGGTGAGGGCGATCCGGGATTCGTTCTCGGGCCCCCCGAGGGTCTTGCGCAATACCAGCTCCCGCTCCTCTGCGGTGGGGACGATGTCCTTGAGGACGAGGCACGTGCCATCGTCCGGCCTCCCTGGGCCCCCCTCCGGACTCCCCGCGGCCAACTCCGCCGCGGTCAGGTTCACCATCCCGGTGTCCTTGAGAGTCGAAAAGATCATGGCCAATCCCTCCGTGAAGTCGTGAGCTGTCTTTCCCTCGGCGAGCTTGATCTCCCCTGCCCCCTCCGCCTTCAGGAGCGCATCCAGCATATCTACCACCGCTGGAGGCATCACCTTGCCCCCCGAAGGAGAGCGCAGAGCCGCGATCATGGTGTTCACCTGGCTCAGGCGCAAGGCCTTTTTGTTCGCATCCAGCTCGGCCTTTAGCGCCAGCTCTTTCTCGGTTGGCTTGTCTCGTAGCGCGATCTCTGCCTGGACGATCGCCTGCACCGCCGAAAAAGCTTCCGCATCCGATCCCGCCTCTTGAACTGCTTTAAGCAACTGCTCTTTCATTTTTCCACCTCCCTTCGGTTTGAGATTTGTTGAGACTAAATCCCTCCCGGTTAAAGAAGCCTTCACAGCCGGCACCTGAGGAACCGCAACCTTCGCCCCCCCTTTTTTGGGGGCATACGTCGCTTCCACGAAATCCCCCAAACTGCAAGTGTCGGCCTTTTCGTTATAGGTGTAGGGAGCCATGAACAGCTTGTCGTCCTTCCGGATAACCACCTTGTCGTCGAACCATTCGATGAGGGCATACTTGGGCTGGTCGCAGAGGCCCGGGCCCCCTCCGCTCAAGAAACCGAACGTCCGATCCAGAGCATCATAGAGGGCCGCGCACATCCGGTCCATGGACATGGACCCCTGGAACACCCTGCCCCAATGGTCAGCCAGCGAAAGGGACAGCGAGATGGGAGCCAAGTCCGTAATGAAGGGCGTGTTCGTCAATGCCCCCCCGTGGAGAACGGGCCCCACTTTCCCCCCCGTCTCCCGATCCACGTCGTTGTTCACGATGAGGGCGGAGAGGTAGGTGTATGCCCTGTTTTTCACATCCTGATAGCCCTGGAGCGCCCAGTCGATCAGGACCTCCAAGACATCACCCTTTAAGCGGACGTCCTTGAACTTGCCCGCCGATCGGTCGTCCTGGTCCGGAGGCAACCCCTTCTGCTGATCGGAGTGCTGCCAATTCAGGTTGGGCAGAAACCCCAAGACGTTGTCCTTGAAATTCTGCACCATTTTGGCGAACATCTCTTTGGTGAACGTCACGATGCCATATTCCGGATGGACCCACGTTCCCACCTTGCAGACCTCGGCCCAGGTGGGCTCCGGCGTGGTCTTGCCATCCTTCAGCTCGAACACAAGGCCGGAGAGGGGAAGGGCCTGCGCATAGAGCCTCGCCTTCACCTTCTCAGCATACCCCGCCGAATGAACGGCCGCCTTGGCCGCCCCCGCCGCCTTCTTGATCCTCTCCCCCTCTTCGAGCTTGGAGTTGGAGGCGTAGGTGTCGTTCCAAACTTTAACCCAGAGGGACTTGGCCTTGTCAGGCAAATCCTTCGCCCATTCTGGTATGTCCGCCTTCGTTACCGGCATTGGTCTTTCCTCCTGCTCTTATGGTGGGATGATCCTGGGAGCCCCTGGCTTGCCCTGCTCCTGAAGCCATAACGCCTTCAGCCCCCCAATGATCACCTGTTCCAAAATGTGGGAGTCGGACGGCTCACCCTGAATAAACACCATGCCGTTGCTCGTTGCGGTGATCACGATCCGGGCGATCGGCTTGGGCGCCGTCTCCCTGATTAGCTGTTCTGCGGTCTTTCCTGCTGTCGGGTCTGGCATCTCTTACCCCTTCACGGTTGGGTTGGTGAAACTCCTGTATTCGTCAATCAGATCGAAGGGGGGTGGGACGTAGGGCTTGTTCTTCGCATACTTTTCCCTCTCCCCCTTTAAGATGGCCCAGACTTGGCACCGTTCCCCTAAGTGTTGGTCTGCGACAAAAGAAGCCACGTCCGGGTGGTCGGCTGGGATCTTCATGCCATTGAGGTATTCGCACAAGGGGCACACCTTGTCGTCGAGGACGGCAGACCGGGTATAGAAAGCCACTGCCTCGTCTTTGCCGAACTGCCCACTGTTCACCATGTCCTCGATGATGGTTCTCCCAGCGTTCACCATGAGATTGCCCCAAGCCCGGATGGACATCTGCAAATCCTTCTCGATGAATTCCTGGAACCCCTCCTGGACATCCCAGAGAACCCTGTCCGCTTTCTCCTCTCTCTGGATGCAACCCAAAGCCAGGGCTCGGACCTTCCCGGTCAGCTTGGCGATCTGCGAATCCGAGATCATGGAGGCATGAGAGGAAACGATGGTGAGCACGTCGTAGGTCAGCTCTGGGTCGCTCACCTTCTTGTCGTGCATGGCCAGAGCGGAACGGGCCCCTGCTTTGGCGAAATCGAGCATGAACCCCTTCAGGGTGGACTCGAACTTTCCGGCGTAGGCGAGGTCCAGGGCAGACACGGCCTTCATTTGAGCAGCGGACGTGCCTGTGGCCAGGATAGACCCCAGGTTTCCCTTATACCTTTCGGCCATGAGCACCACGATATAGCCCAAAGCGCTCCACGCCCCCGACTCCAGGTTTGCCCACTCTCCGGCGAACTCCCGGAAATTCCCCGCGGCTTCCACTGCAGAGAGGTCTGCGTTGGGCTCGATCGTCCCGATCTTGAGCTTGCCCTTGGGGGTCAAATCCGCCATGTCCAGAGAAAGGGCGATCGCCTGTTCCCCCTCGATGGTGATCTCCTCAATGTCTCCATTCCGGTGGAATCGCATGATCTTTTTCGTGGGCTCTTTCCCCTTCACCTTCTCCGGATGCTCCACGTTTTTCTCCGGAGGCACATCCTTCGGAGCTGGTTGCGGAACCACCGGAACGGCCGGAAGCCGGGGATCCGGTAAGCCAGCGGCCTTAGCGATCTTGGCCTTTTCCTCCATGGCCTTGGCGTCCTCTTCGGCCTTGGCCTTGGCCTCTGCTTCTTTCTCCGCTCGCATGATCTCGATCTCTTCGTCCGTGGGGGTTGGGATCCCCGTGGACTCCGTCACCCATTTCCTCTGGTCTTGGGTGAGCCCATTTAAGCCATCCGGATTGGTGAGCATGGCGGTGGCAATAACCTCGATGAGCTTTTCGCTCTCCACATCGAGGCCGGG